ACCTTATCCCATACACCATCAGTTAGGCCCACACCTCCACCATCTACAGTACGGCCGTGGATATCATTATCGGGCGCACCCGAGAAGGTTTCAAGACTTTTGGTGGCCATGTTATGTCAGGAAGTCTGTGCTCAGTACTTTATACCAGACAGCGCGTTCTTTTGCCGTGCCGACTGGATCGGTTGTGTAGATGTGCTGCATACGAGGCTGACCATTATACCACCTAGTACGTGTAGTCATCGGGTTGCCCCGCGCCGTGATTATTGTACGATGTTTATCCATTGTTAACGTATGCTGATAACTCTCCACAGCAAAAGTAAGATCCCGCGAGTACAATACATTATTCGCAGCATATTGCTGAATATCGTTCAACTGGACAAGCGGCCAATACAGAAACTCGCATTCGTGAGTTGCCCTCGGATCTTTCAGATCACGAAGGGCTGAGTTGGCCATCACTTGAGCTTCATCTACATTATTTATGTGTTCAGCCGCATCTTCCGCAATTCGGAGCGGCCGAAAGTCATACTTGCTTTTGCTATTTGCATCTTCTGCATATGCAATGCTTCGATCTGAAGCAATCACTTCAATATAGTTACGAACATCACTATCATCAATTTCAAGACGACTAATATTCACATACTCATTCGGCAAGAGTCGAACTTCAGGTACCAATATCCATTCATTATCATGAATCGCAAATTGCTCCTTCTCAGGATTAATAAGCGTCAAGAGCCACAGATTAGATGCTGCATTATACCGATACCTACAATCCCATCCTATCTGAAGCGCCTTCTGTTGAAGAATATCAAGCAACGGTCCTGGTTCCTGGGGATAGACAGTAACAAAGAAATCTGGTATCTGAGGAACGATAAGTGGCAGAACAGACTTTGACGTCCCAAAGTGAAATTCCCCTTTAGGATTTGCATAATTTACCAAGTCTTCAATCAGAGCGTCAAGGCGCGGGGTTGAAGCGGCCATCTTAACAGCACTCTCGCCTTGATCGGCTCCTGTGGGCCAGAACCAATGATTAACAAGGAATCCCCCAAGATCCCGGCATACAAGACTCATTGATCGTTCATCATTTGCTACATTCACTTTGTCGAGCCGACCTGTGAACATTTGCTGCCATTCCCCTGGTCCAGATCCGGGGGATACAATAGAAGTCTCAAGGTTGACGTATGCGCCGGGGTAGATCAGTGGATCGGAAGCACCTGTGCTGAGAGGACCATCACTAAATGGTGATAGATTCCCGAGTACAGTACCGCTATCAGCAAAGATCTGAAATTGCCCGGCCCCGCATGGTGATTCTTGATCCTCGCCCCATTGGGCATTAAGCAGCATATCATTTGGGTTGCTAAGGTTGATAACTACATACCCAACCTTCGCAATTTGAAAACGTGCCCAAATATTATAATGCTTTGATCCAATAAGACCACGAACAGTCGGATCATTAATCACTGCTAAATTTCCTTGATTTCAAAGTTAGCTAGACGCAGGAATCCATCCACGGTTCCGTCTGAGATATATTCCGTTTCGCCCATATCCACTCGACATTGAATAGGGGTATTATTCACTGCGTCTCCATTAACGGTAATTTCATCATCCGTATCAACCATTTCACGAAAGGTATCCTCTTCTGCTGGCAAGAGTGGTCCGGTCTTCACTGCCCAACCACGCTTTTTTCCTCTGACGGTTGAACGAAGGGTTCCGTCATATGCACGAGCACTATCACCTATTTTGACTGAAGGACGTTGTGAGGCGCCATCCCGAAGGATAGGCACCGGGGTGCCATTAAACGTCAGAAAATCTGGCATCAGGGCACCTCACCCCATTTATGTGGTGTACCATATCGCCGCTGGGAATCTTCACGAGCGATGTTTTTGATTTCCTTCCACTGCTCTCGGGCCGTTTTGTCCGAACCTTGAATTATGATATCTCCGAAGCTCTGGGTGATGTTAATGATCTTATCGCCGCTTATAGCATCACCCGTCTCAGTCCCGACCTCGAATGTCTCGGCCCTATTGCGAACAATATTCTCCTGAATGCCCCGGAAACTAGCCGCAGCCTCGGTGTCGGTAATTGCCGTGAATACTCCGGCTAGGGCTGTTACCGCATCCGCAACACCCCGTATTCCAGCCTCGCTCGCCCGATTCACGTTTACCAGCGTATTTAGCACTTCTACCATCGCTGCAGAGCCTGTATCTACTTCTACCCCGACCGGACTAGCCTGCGGATTCGAGACATCCCCTAGCTCCCGCCCCGTTAGCTTCTCCAAAGCCTCAATGATTCCTGCCGCCGAGTCGAATTGAGCATTAACAATCGCATCCGTCATCGGGTCGAGCTTCAGGTCAGGCTCCAGGTTGATATTCTCCCCGAGCCTCCGGGGCAGATCCGCCTGGAACTGCCGAAGCATAAGCTTGAAGCCTGAGGGAATATTTAGGGACGAGGCATTCACAGCCTCATCAAGTCCCTCAAGGCTGCCAGTGATCTTTTCTACCCATTCAAGGAATTCGTCAGCACTCTTAAAGTCACCAAAATCTTCAAAGGCAATTTGTCCCGTTTTGATCGCGTTAATGATTCGCAAAAATGCTGCTCGAAGCTGCTGCTGCCCGGCAGTGGTTGTAACATCAATGCCCTGAAGAAACTTGGAGATGCCCGGTCCAACTGCATCCAAGAGCACTTGGAACTGTGCAGATAAATCTTGCTGCGAAGTGAGTGGCGTACCCTGCCGTAGCCGCTGCTCAAGAGTAGCAATCGAAAGCTTGGTATCAAGATCCTGACTGAATCGGCGGAGCGCGTCACCAGTTAGGGCAATTGCCTCCTGAAGCCGTTCAAAGGCATCAAACCGCAGTCGCCCTTTTTCATCAAAGAGACTAATGCCAAAATCCTCAGCCGTTTTCTGAAGCTCTTCAAAGGTGATCCCGAGATCAGCAAGCTGAGCCTTAAGGGCCTCCGAGTCAACAAAATCGGCTCGACCACCCTTTCCACGCTTAACAACTGTATCAACATCTAATTGACTAATCGCACCACTCACAGCCGCTCGCTGGCCAAGACCCTCGGTACTATCGGCAAGCTGAACCCTCAGGCGATCAAGCGCCTCGGTGTTCTGTTGACGTAGGCGATCACCAGCCGATTCACGTCCGATAAGGCCGGCAAAGGCACCCACTGCGCCACCGATGACCCCGGCAATGCCTGGAATAGCCTTCAAGATGTCAAACTTCCCAAGTTCATCCTTTGCCTTCTTAATGTCAGATATCCCGGCAAGAACGTCTGCCACGCCATCAATAAGATTGGTTATATCAGAAAGGTCCGCATCAATAGCTCGACCAATATCATCAATAACACCAGTGATAGAATCCAGCGCATTGATGACATCATCAACCGTCTCCAACCAACGAGCCGTATCAGAATCAACACCGTTGATTGCTACACCAAGCTGTGAGAAAATCTGAAGTAGCTGATTGAAGGCTGCGATCTTATCATCAGCAGTAACATTTGGATCATTGATCCGTGCTAGTGCGGTATTCGCCAGTCGGATCAGCGCAGCTGCTTCAACATTTATTGAGTCAATAGTCGCTTGTGCCGCTCGAACGCCACTCTCGCTCTGCTCAGCCCGAGCAACCGCAAGGGCCTGTTTCGCTTGTTCAAAGCGGCGGGCGAACGTATCAACCTGTGCAGCAATATCAGGCACCAGATCACGAAGAAGATCAGGAGCAGCTTGCTGGCGAAGAATCTGGTTATACTTCTGCAGCAGACGGATATTAGCTTTCTGAACGCCACCCTGTGCTTCTATCTTCTTGCGCCCTTCCTCCTGAAGTCGAGCAAGCTCAGTGTAAAGTGGAGCTAATAGCCGAGAGCGCTGGGCGACATTATCAGTTGAATCCTTTACCGCGTCAATACGTGCAAGAACATTATCTACTGATCGAATCCATGGCTCAAAACTCGCCGGATCAGGAGCACTTGCCCGATCAATTGCGGCCTTCAGTCGGACAGCACCTTCCTTGATCTTTGGGTCAACATTCTTTGCACCAACCTCATCAATTAGGTCAGTGATTTCCTTCCAGAGCGACCGCGCCTCCTCAAGCGGAGCAATGAGCTGCTGTTCACGATCTTCAAGACCCTTTGTACGCCTATCAGCAATACTTAGATTATCGGCAACATTGCGAATCCGCTTGACCATTTCCTTAATCTGCTGATCCTTATCAACTCCAAAACCTTCCGCTCCGGTCGCTGCCTTCAGCGCATCAGACATGGCCTTTGTCTGAGCAGCCATGGCCTTTTCAGACTCCTCGGTGGCCTTAGCACGATCCTGAAATTCCTTCAATGCTGTTGAGGCAGCATTGAACTTCGCCTCCATCTCATCAACGAGAGGATTCAACCGATCAAGTTCAGCTTGTGCTCGATTAAAGGCACGGTTCGCTTCAACCAGATCCTGACTAAAAACGCCAGCGCCCTTGGGCCGGCCAGCACTTACTGTTTTCTGTGCAGCATCACGAGCGGCCTTAAGCTGGGCAAGTTGACCCTTAAACGACGTTACAACATTTGCAAGCTGTTCACCTGTGAGGCTCCCGAGCGAAGCCTTGAAGCTATCGAGTGCCTGCTGTGCGGTGATCGTATCTTGAGCAGTATCCAGAAATGCCTTCGCCAAGAGACCAAGACCGATAATCGCGATACCAACAAGGCCGGCAGGAGTCAGCGCGGCAAGTACGCCCGTTGCTGTCAACCCAAAGAGGGCGATCCTGAGCAGAGTGACCATTCGGATCACCCCACCAAGAATACTGATCATCGGCCCCATCACCGCCGCCCACGCAATCCATTTCGCAACGCTGATGATAAGCTGTGGATTCGCCTTCGTCATTTGATCAACAACGCCCTTGAGCGTATTCACCATAGCCGTAAGGAACCCAAGCAAGCCAGACTGGCCAACAGCAATTGCGAGCGCGATCATGCTATTCTTCAAGAGCGTAAATGAAGCATTTAGGCCCTTGAATTGCTGATTAACGACTGTTTCTGCAGTTCCACCCGCTCCCTTCAGCGCGGCCGAAAGCTTGATAATCTCAGGAATGCTCTGCTGAAGGAGAACGGCAAATCCTGGACCACCACGACGGCCGAAAATCTCTACTGCCTCACCAGCAGTAAGATTCGCACGAGCAAATTGATCAAGAATGGCGACAAGAGGAAGAATCTGACCCTTGACTCCAGTGACTTCTCCTGTAGTGTCGCGAATAGCAATCGCCGTCTGCCCCAGACGCTTTGCCACACGCTCAAGTGCACGCTCAGCTTTTGGAGTAGTGTCGGTGAGGGAGATAAGAATGTTACGCAGCGAGGTGCCGCCCGTCTCGCCCGCAAGTCCACCCTGAGCCAGCTTCGTGATCAGCGCAAGAATATCATCAAGTGGCTGACCACTCTGAGAAGCCACCGTCGCAGCATATCGGAAGGCATCGCCCAATTCCGTCATGCTCACAACGCCAGACAGAGAGGCCCGAGCCAGCTTATCTACAAAAGCACTTGTGGAATCAGACTCAAGTCCTAGCGCAGTCATACCACGAACCACAGTTTCAACTGCCTGTGACAGGGGAACGCTTTCAATTGTCGCCAAGCGAAGAATACCCGGCAAGGTCTCAAGTACTTGCGTGGTGCTTCGTCCTGCCTGACCGAGCACCTGCATGCCCTTGATAATCTCCGTTGGTGAAAATGGCGTCCGCTGAGAGAACTCAAGAGCGGACTGCTTCAGCTCATCGATTCTCCCGGCGCTATCACTAATCAGAGCGCCAGCGCGATTGAGCGCAGCTTCAAAATCACCAGCAGCCTTGGCCCCGGCGATGCCGAATGCAGTGACGGGGATTGTTAGACCACGCGTCAAACTTCGGCCGAGGGATTGTGTTAGATCACCGACAACTGACAATTGCTGGGTAAGATCGCGAATTGGGCCACTTGGCGTCTTGAGCTGTGCAAGAAGTCCAGCACTGATCCTGGCATCAACACCAGCCGATCTGTTGCCCTGACCAAATCGCTGTCGTGCTGCGAGGATGCCACGATTGAATGCCTCCTCGGCTCTCTGACCCTCACGGAAGAATTGGCGTTCATTAATGAACCCCTGCGCAGATCGTGAACGAATATCTTCCATGGTTCGTGCAAATTCAGCCCGAAGCCGATTCAGCTCACGTGTAGCGCGAGTGACGTTCCGATTCAGATTCGCGGGGAGATTCCCAAAGACGTCAGTTGTGCGGAGACGGCTGGCGTTCCGGGCAAACTGTTGTAAGTCGCGGGCAGTCCTATTCAGCGTAGATCGAACATTAGTGGCATCTGCACCGATTCGGATCAAAAGACTCGCGATTGTCGCCACAGATGCCCCCAGTGTTATGCTCTGTCGTTTTCCCAGTCTTGTAATTGCTGCTGCTTTTTGATTCTTGCGTCGTGATCTTCATTCTCAATGATATTTAAGGCTATCCATTCTTTCATATCATCAAGACTGAACTTCTCCATCACCTCATCTGGGTGCAGACCAAACTCTTTTCCCATTATCCATGCTATACGACGAGTTGGTCTGCATCGGAGTTTCCCACGATCTCATCAATGTCTTCCTTGCTGAACTTCGACAGCTTCATTCCCGCGGCATACACGCGGTCGAGAGCGGCAGAAGATTTTTGCGCCAAAGTATCAATCTCTGGCTTGCCAAACATCCGCTCGTGCGTATCAGGATCCACGATGATCAGCGAGCAAAACTTAGCGCGGACGTTCTGAACGTCAATTCGCTGTGCTCGTCCGACTCCCTGGATCATGGACGCCTCAAACGCATCACGTTCCTTCCCGTTGAGCGTCTTGATAACAACAAAGCACTTCTCAGGGTCCATTTCCCCTGAGGCCCACTCAGGCACGTGGACATCTTCAAACAAAATGTCCTTGGCCGCGAGGATATTGGCCTTGGTGAGAAGGTGCTTCTGAACGACCGCTGTTCCAGTTTCCTTCTGCTCCGCGCTCTCAGCGACAGGAGCCTCAGCAACTGCAGAGTTCTCAGACATTGATTGCCCCTTGGGCGAGTAGTGAGAAACGGAGGGCCGGGGCATCCCGGCCCCCACTGGTGAAACGCTTACAGGAGATCACCGCCCGACACCGCTGTGGCATCGGCATTCGCAATGAACTCATACGTGATCTCCTGATAGCCCTCAGGAGTCGCGTCATGCGTGAACGAGTTGACGTACACTTCCTGGCTGAACCCCTTGACACCGTTCGGGAGGACCGTAACGGTGATTGGAGTCTGCGCAATCTCGGCAGCAAGCAGCGCGCCCTGACCAGGATCGCCATCCACCAACAGACCACCAACGCTGTACTTCTCCTCCTTGGGCTGAGTAATTGCCCACGGGGTGGCCCGATTGAAAACAGGGAACGTCTGTGTGCTTCGCGTCCGCTGCTTATTGTACTTGTTCATCCCCTCCACAATGTCGCCACCGACTTTGAGGAGGAAAAGAGAGCCTTGTGTCGGGGTTGTCATTTAACATCTCCGGCCTGAGGTTGAGTATCACTCGCCTGCGATTCGCTGCCCTTGGCAGACTTTGCCGATGCGGGAGGGGTGCCAAATGTCTTGACAATCTTCCCAGATGCCTCCTGGACTTTCTGCATCACTTCATCAGCATTACTTTGGCCCCTGGCCGGTAACTCCTTGATCTTCTCTTGGATAATTCCAAGAGCAGCCTCAATCAAGGTTTTCATGCTAATCAATAGATTCGCCAGAATCTTCCAGCGGTCTATGTCGTCCATGACTGCCACTCATATCGAACGACACCCTGGTGAAGCATATCGTCATGTTGATCCTTCAAAATATTAATCAAACGACATGTACCTGTAATAATGACCCCCTCAATAATTGGAATATTGATTTCTTCCAGAAGAGCTGATAACACCTTCCAAATGATTGCAGCCTTATATGGATCATCCGTCCAAATGCTAATCTGAACCGTGCCCTCATTTTGCTTCTTATTAAACAGCAACTTGAGAGGCCCCTCTTCAGGTGCAGGAAAGGTGATGTAACTGAGCGGCTTTTTCTCTGGCACCGTCCATGGATAGATATGCGCACCTTCTAGCATTTCAAGCAGATTGGCACTCTGCTTAAACCATCGTTCAAGTCCGATGTAAACTTCAGCAGTTGATGCGCTCATCGCCTGGCATTCCGATCAATATCACGTTGTAACTTTCTGATCGAGCCGCGAATTAGATTACCAACATTTTTCTTGTACATTGGGGCAGCGATTGCATATGCCGGGGTCAAAGACGGTTGCGGAGAAGTCACAGAGTTTCCAAACTCTTGATCAACGGGATAGAATCGCCCACTTCCACGCTCAATAAAGTCAAGAATACTCCAGCCAGTCTCAAATGTCATCCCGATGCCGGGATAGAACGTCCGTACATGATCCTGCATCCATTCAGTATCAACAGGACAGAAAAACTGTGTTAACTCTTTACAAAATTCACCAGACTCATGCGTCTCTTCAATAATCTTTGCTTGAAGTGAAACATCAAATGCAAATAGATTTGCACCAAGACCGCTGATCCCCTCAACTGATAATTCAAGTTGCATAATACTGGGCAATCTTCACAGATTTCAGGGTGGCGCAGGCAACTCGATAAAACATATCGCTCTCACGGATCACATCACCAAGAATCTCAAGATGCTGTTCAAAAGGAACCTTATTGATGCTGCCAGTTATAAAGAGGCGACGGGTATGCTCCAGCCGGTAGCCAGCTTCAAAAATGACAATCCACTTGGCGTCAACTCCATACTGTTGTGCAACCACCTGTTCAAACGGTACGCGCAGATCAAGAGGAGAAAGCCTACACGGTACATCTTCAGCCTCAACTGTTCTGATCGTTGGATAATTACTCGTGTTCGCATCCCGAGCCTGTTCCTTCATATACCAAACAACAGCCCGTTCCGTCAAATTGCGATTACTCATGTTACGGTGGAGGGCCTTCGTTCGGTCATTAAAGAATGGCCGCATTATCGGTATGTAACTTTATGCGAGACAGAATAGCTGAGCGGACGAGTCGTGATAATTCCAGATTCAATCATGTTGTTAAAATCCTTGAGTGCCTCTTTCGACAGATCAAGGAAATTAGCAATTTGTGCCGAAGTATACAACGTCGAGCCTTGATCTGCCATCGCGTTCGATGACGGTGTTGCTGACAAGCTAATGAACACAGCCTTGTACGCTCGATAATACACCCAGGCATTAACTGCGGCATCCTGAACAAGGGGATCAAGGGCCGTAACCTTCAAAGCACCTTCGGCAATGTATGTTTCTATACGAGTCCGAACTACAGACTCATCCTCTCCGGCAAACATCGTATCTGCTTCGATGTCTCCAAGAGGCGATAGAAACTGAGCCGCAGTTAATGTCATGAGTGCACTCCTTACTTGGACTTCTTGTTCTTGTCACCTTCAGCCGCCTCAGCAGCAGCCTTCTCAGACCTCGCTGTGGCTTCAGGAGTCTTGATAACGGAAGGCCCGCCAGCCACAGGCAGATGCACCTGTGGTACACCAGGAATGTTCGGGTTGCCAATCTGAGGAGCCATGGCAGCTTCCTGCTCTTCTGGCGACTTCGCAGGACCACTCACTCCAGGAGGCAACGGGAGTCCCGGCAATTCCGTGACCAGGCCCCCAGGTCCAAACATTGTGACGCCTGCACTCTGCTTCGGCTGCTTGGGCGGCTCCCACCCTTCTGGCATCTCAGCACCAGGAAGGTAGATCGCTCCACCAAATACATAGGTCTTGTCGGCTTTCATCGTCGGAACCCTTCAGCGCAAAGTGAGGAGGCAGGGACCACCTTGATCCCTGCCCTCGCCAAGTGTTAGGCGATACCGGAGATGACGATCAGCCCCTCAGGCTCCGTGATGACTACGCCAGCAGCCTGCCAGATCTGACCATCAATCCGGGGCGGCTTGGTGCGGAAGTGCTCCACAACCATAGCAGTGCCCGGAGTGGACTGACCAGCCGGGGTACCAATGGCAGTGTAGCCGAGGGTGTTCGGGAGAATGACGATACGGTCGCCAAGATCAAGCTCAGCATCCCGACCCGTCTCGCAGACACCCACCACGACGTTGTTCGGCATAAACCGAGCCGTGCCCGTCTGCGTCCGATACTGAGCATCAAACAGCTCAATGGGCGGCAGACCATCGCGAGTGAGGGCCTGATTGATTTCCGGGAGTCGGACATTGGCTTCCTGTGCCGTGACTGTACCAGAGATGATGGTGATCCGATTTGTGCGTG